GTCACAACTCAAGCATTGTTAAATAGTCCGTTAACCAATTATAATAATGGAAATTGGTATTATGTAATGTTTACAAGGGATGATACTAATTGGTATTTATATGTAAATGGTAGTGAAATAGCAACAAGATTAGACCCGTACACGGGCCCGGTAACAAATTCACAAGAAGTTTGGTTTGGTAGAAGTGCGTTCCAAGGAGGCTCATATCCATATAATGGTAAATTGGGTGAAATGATGATATACAATAGAGTATTATCCGCTGCTGAAATATTGCAAAATTACAATGCTACAAAAACACGATATGGTTTATAAGTTATGATTAAATCCAATTGGAGTCATATTCAAAAATCAAAAGGACATAAGTCTGGCCTTGAAACAAAAATTAACGAACAATTACGAATTCAAGGAATTGATGGTGAATACGAAAAACACGAAATTCCATATATAGTTCCTGCTACAAGTCATACATATAAGCCGGACTTTAAATTACCAAATGGTATTTACATTGAATCCAAAGGTTGGTTCTTGCCTGAAGATAGAAAAAAACATTTATTGGTAAAAGAACAACATCCTGAAATTGATTTAAGATTTATACTTCAGTCTCCAAATGGTAAAATTTATAAGGGTTCAAAAACTACTTATGCTCAATGGTGTGATAAGAATGGGTTCAAGTGGGCCAAAAAAGAAATTCCGCAAGAATGGTTAAATGAAAAACCAAAGCAGAATTTCTTTGATTTCTCAAAATAATTTCGTATATTAGTAGTATGGAAGAAAGACTACTATCACTATTAGAATCCGTTTTAGGAACATCCAAAAAAACTTCGGGTGACAATTACGCATTCTATTCTCCATTCGTAGACCACTACAAACGAAAATTAGAAATTAATATTCGACTTACATCCAAAGGAGATAATCCTTGGCATTGTTGGATTTCTGATGAAAAGGGTAAGACTATTAAGTCTCTCTTTAAAAAGCTTCGTGTATCTAAACAAACTTGGGATGAGTATAACTCAATCTTCAGTAAGGTAAACCGATATGCAAGTGAGTATACTTCTACTGATATTGTAGAACAAGTTCAACTACCAAGCGAATTTAAACCACTATACCAAAAGTCAGACTCCATCAAGTGGAAACACGCTATGAATTATTTGATTGGTCGTGGTGTTCGTGCTGAAGATATTGTGAAATACAATATAGGGTATTGTGAAAGTGGTGAATATAGTGATAAAATTATCATCCCATCATATGATGAATTTGGTAAGTTAAACTATTTTGTAGGTAGGTCATTTTATGATACAAAATACAAACATAAAAATCCAAAAGTTTCTAAAGATATTATTGGATTTGATTTATTGGTAAATTGGGACACTCCTATTATTCTTTGTGAAGGTGCTTTTGATGCTATTTCAATTAGAAGAAATGTAATACCGATTTTCGGTAAATCAATACAACCAAATCTTGAAAAGAAAATACTTGGAAAATCCGTAAAAAAGTTGTATATTTGTTTAGATTCGGATGCTATAAAAAATTCAATAGGGTTAGCTGAAAAGTTTGTATCCTACGGAATTGAAACGCATTTAGTGGAGTTAAAAGATAAAGACCCATCTGAAATGGGATATGAAAATATAAATAAAAAAATATACGATACACCACCCTTAACACTCCGAAGGTTGGTTGAGTTGAAGATGAACGGCTTATGAGTAAAATTAAGACGCTTAACATTGGTGTAGAAAAGATTGGTAAGATTTACCATATTGCAGATGTCCACATCAGAAACCTAAAACGACATTCCGAGTATCGTGATGTGTTTTCCCAACTTTATGGATATATTTTGTCCACAATGGAAGAAAATGACATCATCGTAGTTGCTGGTGATATTGTTCACGCAAAAACCGATATGTCACCTGAAGTGGTGGATTTGACCCAAGAGTTCTTCACTCGTTTGTCAGACTTACTACCAACCATTGTGATTCCGGGCAACCACGACGCTAATCTTAATAACCCATCTCGTATGGATGCTCTTCAGCCAATTGTAAATGCGTTGAAGCTTGAGAATTTGTATTACCTCCGTGATACCGGTGTTTGGAAAATTGGTAATTGTTCTTTCACTCACCAATCGGTGTTTGATGAGTCGCCTGGCTTTATCCCAGCAAGTGATGTTGATGGATGTGATACAAAGATTGCATTGTTTCACGGAGCAGTTGATAAAATTATTACCGAGTTTGGTTTTGTAATTGAAAACAAAAAGGTTCTCGTAGAAAACTTTAAAGGATATGATATTGTTCTTTTAGGTGATATTCACAAACCAAACAATGGTGTATTGGGAAACGAATGGATTAAGTATCCGGGTTCCTTGATTATGCAGAACCACGCCGAGTCGGTATTTCCAGAACACGGAATCTTGGTATGGGATGTTGAAAACAAAACTAATGAGTTTGTTCAGATTCAAAATCCATATGGGTATGTGACGGTGGATATTGAGAATGGTAAGATTGTATCTAACTCACCTATTCCGCAAAAGCCAAGAATGAGAATCCGAGTAAAAGATACTAAAACCGCTGACCTAAACAAATTGATTGCCGAACTCAAAAAAGGTAGACAAGTTCAAGAGTTGACGGTTCAAAAGGTTATTACTCGTAAAGATTCAAACGAAGGTCAAAAGATTATTTTACAAAATGTTCGTGATGTCGCATATCAAAACAAACTGATTGAAGAATACCTCAACGACACCGAACATCTCACCGAAGACCAACTGACTATTGTAAAGGCAATCAACACCGATATCAATGCAAAATTAGGAACCCATAACATTAAAGTAAACTCTACTTGGATTCCTAAAAAGTTTGAGTTTTCCAATATGTTCTCATACGGACCAAATAATGTTATTGACTTCAGCAATATGAAAGGTGCTTACGGAATCTTCGCACCAAACGCAAGCGGTAAGTCAACCCTTTGGGATGCTCTTTCATTTTGTATCTTTGATAAGTGTTCACGAACCTCAAAAGCTGAGGATGTAATGAACTACTCAAAAACATCTTTTGATTGTAAGTTTACATTTGAACTGAATGGTGTTGATTACGTTATTGAGAGGGGTGCTAAAAAGTCGCCTAAGCGTGGTACTGTTAAAGTAGACACCAACTTCTACAAGATTGAAAACGGAGTGGTAGAGTCGCTTAATGGTGAACAACGTAGGGATACAAACTTTATCATCCGTGAGTATGTGGGAACGTATGATGACTTTGTGTTGACCGCAATGTCTACTCAATCCAACAACACCGGCTTCATTGACAAATCCCAAAAGGAAAGAAAGGAACTCCTTGCTCAATTTTTGGATATGGATGTTTTTGAAGGTTTGTATCAGATTGCAAGTGAGGAGATTAAAGAATTATCAGCACTACTTAAAGATTACAAAAACCAAGACCTACCAAGTCAATTAGCCAGCGCAGAAGAATTACTAACCTCAATCACGGGGTCTTTGGAAGACTTTGAAGATAAAAAAATCAGATTAGAAGAACAACGTGATGGTGTAAGTACCAAGATTGAATTTGAAATGGGTAGTTTAAAACCTGTTGACGATGTTGGGGATTTAGAACTATTGGAAGCACATTTAAAGTCTTTGAAAAAGCAACGAGATTTGCAAAATGCTGAATGTACAATTGCAAGTTCCGAGGTAAACAATCTTGAAATCAAACAAAAAGACATAGAGCATAAACTTTCTCAAATTGACATTGACTCTCTTCGTGAAAAGGAATCCCAATATAAAATTCTTGATAAGAAGTTCAATGAAATGGGTCTTGAGTTGGATAAGATAGAATCACAAATGATTCACGCAAAGAAACATTTGGATGGTATTGGGTCTTTGACTTTTGATGACAATTGTGACCATTGTGTAAAGAATAAAAATACACCATTTGCTAAACAAGCACAAACATTAGAAATTGAACTAAAGGATTTAGGAAACAAATATACAAAATTGGTTTCTGAAAGACTTGAAGTTATGAATAAAAGAAATGAGTGTGATGTCATCAAACAAATTAAAGAGTATGAAGAGTTATCAGCTCAACACTCTAAATTAGATAAGGAATGGGTTCGTGCGAGTAAGTCATATGATTATTGTATGGGTCTTGTAAAAGATTATGATTTGTCTATTAAAAATTTAGAATCAGATATTCAAAAAGCCCAAGCCCAACAACAAGCGGTAGAACACAATAAGTTGGTTCAACAAAAGATAAAGTCATTAAAAGAAGCCAGAACTGAAATTGAGGATACTATCAAACAGGTTACCAATGATTTGATGCATATCAATTCGGAAATCAAAGTAGCAGAAAAAACTATTGAGAATGTTCATCAATCCCTTGAGAAACTCCGTAGTATGGAGATGAAATTTGATGGATATGAATACTATCTAAAATGTGTAAAGAGAGATGGTATTCCATACAATCTTATTTCAGAGGTTCTTCCAAAGTTGGAAATTGAAATTAACAATATCCTTTCACCAATTGTGGATTTCCAAATACTATTGAATACCGATGGTAAAAACATCAATTCATACATTGCATATGGTGATTCAGAATACTGGCCATTAGAACTTACAAGTGGTATGGAAAAGTTTATTTCATCTATCGCAATCCGAACGGCTTTGATTAATGTATCCAACCTACCACGACCAAACTTCATTGCAATTGATGAGGGATTTGGTTCATTAGACACGGACAACTTTAACTCACTCTATTTATTATTTGATTATCTAAAGACGCAGTTTGATTTTATCATCACCATTTCGCATATTGATAAAACGCGA